GCTTTCTCACGAACATGGCGAGACTTCTCGATGTTGATGATGAAATGATAGCCAGCAATCTCTTTATCAACTTTCTCTTGTTGACGACCAATAATCCAGATAGCATCAGCAGAATAGTAAGCACCAGTACCACCAGATACGATATCTTTTGGATATAGACCGATCTCTTTATATGTGTGATTCACAGCAACAAGAGGGATATCTTTTAGATTGAGATGCGGTGTAACCATTCTGAACAGAGACTTCATCTGCTTGGCACGAGACATATCAGCAACTGATTTACCAGACATAGCATCTTCAACTTCTTTCTTAGAAGCAAGGTTACCGATAGAATCAATCACGATACAGACTTTATCTTTCTTATCAAGACCATCTAACTGTTGCATGATATCGAACTTCAACTGCTCGACATCAGTAATCGGTGTATGAATCACTCGATCCATATCTACATCAAACGACTCAAAGTACGACTGTGGCGTACCAAACTCAGAATCATAAAACAGTACAACTGCTTCGGGATATTTCTTCTGATATGCGGCAGCCATCAGAAGTGCGAATGCAGATTTAAAGTGCTTTGAAGGACCTGCAAGCATCAGCAGACCCGGTGTCAACCCACCATCGATTCGACCAGACAATGCAACATTCACCATAGGAACTGGTGTTGGTGACATTTCTTTCTTACCAAAGACCTTTGAGTCCATGATATTTGATGTTGCCTTGATTGTCGAGTTCTTAGCAAGTTTTTCCATTAATGACGACATAATTTATTCTCCAAATTCAAATTCTATATTATACTTCACGAGGCTATTATAACACTACTTGTTGTAAATGTCAAACAACTTTTTCTCAAACTGTTCAATCTTTAATGTGCGGTTAGGCCATAGAATGTACTCTTTCTCTGGGTTCGCTTTTAGATTGTTAAGTAATGGCGTTACTGCATTGTATAATTCGTCTAACTGACTCTCTAACTGTTTTGCTGATGACGAGGCTTGAGTCGCTTCTTGCTTGACAGCCTGTACCGACTTTAGTTCATCTTCGTCTACGGCTGTGAAACCGAAATCAAATATATCTGACATTTTTTTCTCCTATTTGTCTTCTGACTCTAAGTCTTTTTTTGTGTTAGCTAATAGTAAATATTCTTCTCTGAGAAACTCTTGATTTTCATCTAACCACTTCTCAACTGATATCGACTCTTCGCCATAATTGTCTCTCTCATACATTGCTTCATAATACTTTCGTTTAGCAAAATCCTCAAATGAGGGTATGATCATTCTCATGTAAAAAATCCTTCGAGTGAATTTATATGCTCAAGTTCCCAATTGATGGCATCTGATACTAGCTTCAATGGGTCTTTGAATGTCTTGTTGAACTGCATCTCATAATCAATGTGATCATGTAAGCCAAACTCTTTTGGTAAGAATGGGTTGAAGGAGATGACATTCTCCATAACTGGATTAGGCATCTTCAGGTAACAGAACTTCACTTTCGATCCGTTCTTGATACCTTCAATAGAAAGGTTCAATTTCTCGATTTGCTTGTTGTACACTAATGCACCTCTAACATGAATCGGAGTACCTTTCTTGTATATTGTATATTTATCTTGCCACTTTTCTATGTCACTCACACCACGAGGAAAAGATACTTCTTCTGGTGGCAAACTCTTGAACTCTTCATAGAAATCTGCTACGAACTTTTGCAGATCAGCCTCTGTTGAGTTTAGCATAATCGAGTACGCTTTCTTGAACTTGTCTCGAACAATCTGTGGCGTTGATGACTTGACCGCTTCAATGCCCATGATTTTGAGTTTGGGTTCTGCGTATTGAACACCCTCATTATTATGCACATTAAGTATATATCGTTTCTTAGCAGTCCAGATACCTTTATCTGCAATTGCTTCACGAGCCATTACCATTCTGTTCTCATAACCAGACATTTGATTATTCATATCTTCATAAGACTTAGCAAACATGGGTACGAACTTTTCTTCACAAGCCTTGTCAATGAACGAAACTGGGTCTTTTGGTTTGACTGCATCAACAAGTGGCTTCATATCAACATAAAGAGAATCAGTATCAATCGCAATCACATAATCATCATCTGTCTTGAGCATTTTGTTCATATAACCATTCATGGCTTTCTCAGCCCATTTGATCGACAACTGACCAGACAAGGTAATACCTTCTGCGATTCGTAACTCAAAGTATCGGAAGTATTGATTACCCAAAGCACCATAAAGAGAGTTGAGCAAAATCTTTACAGCCATTTGTGTGTTGTCGAGTTTGTTGATTTCACGACTCAAATCAGCAGACTTTTTCTTTTCATAATCTTGCTTGAGTCTAAGCATATCATTCTTTACATCTCTACGCTCATTGTACAGACCAATGATAATGTCTGGCATGATACCACGCTTATCTTTACGATACATCGAACCATTTGCGGCAACTGCCACATCTCTAGATTTAGCCTCTTCTGTCAGTTCGTTGTGTAGATAATGATCAACACCGCTTGCTGTAAAATCACCAGTGCCAGTTAGTAGAGTTTCAGGAGACATATTGTACTGAACAATCAGGTTTGGATATAGAGAGTTCAAATCGAATGATGTGACCCACTCACTCATACCAAGTCGAGGCTCTTTCACATAACCACCAGGATACGAATCTTTGTGTTTATGTTCTGTTGGCGGTACTGCGATATTCTTAGCATACAGATATCTGTAGATGATAGTATCCCATATGCCTGTTGTACCAAAAGTCTCTGCGTAGTTGACACCACCCTTGTATGCGATAACAAGGGCTAAGTCCATCAAGCCAGTCTGGACATCAATCTTATCAACTAACTGAACATCTTTGATGTTATAATCAATAAACTTTTGATGGTCTGACTTGTATAGTCCGAAGAGTGAACCATGTTCTGTGTAAGACAGTTTCTTCTCACCAAGAACAACAGAAGCAATGTGGTCTAATGAGTAAGATGCTTGAGTACCATATGTGTAACCAAACTTTGTGAATAGATCGTAATAGTCTACTTGTTGAACACCGTAAATCTCATAGGCATCCAAATCTTTGCCTTTTATAGCAATCTGTCGATATTTGGTGATACCGAAGGGGGAGAACTTCTTCACAGTCTCTTTGCCAAGAATATTCTCTGTTCGTTTGATTAGATATGGAATATCAAATAGTCGAATGTTCCAACCAGTAATGATGTCAGGACAGTTGTGCATCCAATAGTTAAGAAACTTTAACATCAGATCGGTTTCGCCAGCACATTTTACATAAAGAACTTCAGCACCATCTAGATCAAGTTCGGTCTTAGATACATCGTAATCACCAGTACCCCAAACATAGTAAGTGTTTAGTTGATTACTTTTGTAGCAGATTGCAGTAACTGGATATTTTGCTTGATCTGGCTCTGGAAAGCCATCATCAGACTGAACCTCGATATCGATATTACCAATATTGATTAGTTTAGAGTCATAGTCAATCTTACCAGGATGTTTTTCGTTTATGAACTGTGCTGTAAAATTAGCATTGCCATGAACTTTAAAGTTATCAATGTCTCTATACTTCTTGATGAAGTCATTGGCTTCTGACATCGAATCTAGTTTAATAGGCTCAACTGACTGACCATGAAGTGTCTTCCACTCACCAGTAGCTTTCTGAGAAACCAGATACATAGTAGGTTCAAAGGGTATTCTCTTTTTGACAGGATTGCCTTGATCGTCATAGCCTCGATACAGCATATTATTGCCATACCGATTCACACAAGTATAGAAACTCAAATTAGTACTCCAAAATGTAAATTATAAGCGACATTGTACATTATATGAAACATAATGTCAAGTATATTAGTCGTCTCTCTCACCGACACCATAATCAACTACGACAGGAAATCTTGGTACTCCGTCTGGTGTCAAACCGAAGTATCGTAGTGTTGCCCAATTAGGAGTTTCTTTTGACTCCCAAAGTTCTTTCATCTGTGCTTGAGTGCCTCTCACACCAGCACCACATTCTGTGCCGTCTGGCATACGAAGAATGAATCTCTTAGCATAACCAGACCAGTTGCCTTGACCCTCTTCAATCTTAACAACATCAAACTCTTCTGTGATGAACTGCTTACGCTTGAGTAGATACTTAGATCGTTTGCATTCATACTTTTCATCAAGACGAACCATTTGACCTTCATAGCCATCAGCCATATAAGATGCATACAATTCATCCAACTCGTCCTGAGTATCGCACCAATCTGTGCGAACGAAGTGTAGATAATTTTTACAGAATCCAGACTCTTTGAGTTCTAGATTACGAATAGAGAACACAACATCAGGATTCTTAGAGTTGTGTATATCGTAAACATGATATTGAACTAGTCTTTTCGAGTCTTCTAGATCAGCATCAGTAAACTTAGTCTTTCTTACAAGGCTCACAATCTTATTAAAGTCTTCTTTCAATTCATGATTGTATAACTCGCCATCAAGCGTAACTTCTGGATTTGCTTCAAGAATATCTTTCACTTCTTCCCAGATGTGTGGACAACTAGTGATCGGTTTACCCGTTCGTGTCCACAAACCTTTTGAGTTTGCAATACAGCGAATGCCGTCAAGTTTAGGTTGAGAATATCCAGACGAGTGCTGGACTTTTTGTTTTGTATAGTCGTTAGCCAACATAGGCTCAAATTTATCGTATGAGTCTATCTCGGAGATGTCTACAAAATATTCTTTTTCAATGCGTTTGTCCCAAATAGATTTTGCTTCTGCTTGGGCTTGAGTATAGGCGGTAGTGCTGTTGATCTTGCCAACATTTTTAGCTTCACTAAGATTCCATTCACTGGTCACTTTTTTACCGTCTTCGAGTCCTGCTACAGTTCTGGTGCCTGCATAATCGTCATTAGAGTACCCAACTTCGATTTGCCAAACTCGTATTTTACCTTTGCTATCTCTCTTATACAGAGAAGGTAGCTTTTCAACATTTTTCATAATGTAATCCTCTTTATAGTGTGCTATTATAACACAACTTTGAGGGGAATGTCAAGTATCTGACTATCTTGTTTTATTCGTATTCTTAATCTAAGAGATACTGGTGATGCTGTAAGCCATTACATAGATACTGGCTGTGCATAGTATTAAAGTCGAAACTAGTTCACAAAAGAACCCATCGCAACTCTTAGCCTTAAGG